AAAAAAACTTTTTACCACCTGTTAGAGTTTATGCGCTTGTTAAGTGGAATGGACAAGAAACAACAACAGCAAATTATGGTTTAGATAAAGCAACGAAAATAACAGTGAATTTTCACAAAAGAAGATTAAAAGAAGATCAAGATCTGTATGTAAGAGAGGGAGACTTTATTCAGTATGCAGATCAATATTTCGAAATTGTAAAATTAGTAGAGCCAAAATTATTATTTGGACAACAAGAACACAAATTTGAAATTACAGCAGAATGCATCAGTACAAGAAGGGGAATCTTCCCAGAAACAGATCTATAGGAGAAAGGATATGCCAATAACAATAGGTTCAGGAGATAGTTCAGGAGGCGGAGGCTCACAATCCACAGGAATATACGTTGTAGATGTTTCAAATACATCCAATGATTTAGCCTTTTTTATTGATCTTGTCGATAATCCTTCTTTCTATAAAGGTGTTGTTGTATACGTCAAAACTTTAGAGCAAGTAAGCGGAAGAGAACCTTGGCCAGATCCATTTCTTTTTCCTAACAAATTTTATTTTAATGAAGACGGAGAATGGTTTGAAAGCCCATTCTCTCTTAATGGGATAATATTAGAATGAATTTTATGATAACGGTCATATCCGTAACTGCAACTTCTCCAGATTTAGAACTTTTTGTGGATATGATAGAAAATCCGCAAGACTATAAAGGTAGAGCGTTATATATAAAGAAATTGGATCAAGTTGCAGGTAGAGGAGCATGGCCAGATCCGTTTTTATTTGAAGAAAAATTTTATTTCAACGAAAGTGGTGAATGGTTTGAAAGTCCTTTTGTTAAGAGTGGGTTATTAGAATGAGTGAAGTAAAAGAAAAGCCAGATCTTCCATATGAGCCATCAACTATAGAAAATATAGATATGGCACTCTACAATTGGTTAAATGATAAACTTGATCTATATTCAGACACAAATCAAGGATGGAAAAAAGTTCCTGTTATATGGGTTGCCGGTGAACGTTCTTGGCAAGTAAAAAACAACAGAGACAGAAGAGACTCTAACAATGTTTTTATTCTTCCTTCTATAACACTTGAAAGAACGAGTATGACAAAAGATCCTACCAAGAAGGGTAAGTATTGGGGAAATGTTTTTCCTGAAAAAGACGAGAAGGGCGGTTCTATAGCAATACATCAAATTATAAATCAAGAAAAAACTTCTGATTTCGCTAAGGCTGGCAATAAAAGAATATCAGGCCAACCAAATTTCAAGAGAGAAAACAAAAAAGTTGTTTACAAAACAAAAATAATTCCAATGCCTGTGTATGTAACAATGGATTATAATATTGATATAAATATAGAATATCAATAATAAATGAATATTTTGTTTTAACCGTTTGTTACATATACAGGTTGAATAAGTGCATTTATAATAGAAACTAACGGACATAAATACGAAGCCTTTATACAGCAAAATTATCAAACAAAAAATAATGTAAACGATCTTCAGCAAAATGAAAGATCTTTTAGTACACAAATAACAATAAAAGTTCTTGGATATCTAATTGGAGAAAATGGAAATTCAATAAGGCCAAAAATAATAGAAAGAGAAAATATTGTAGATGTTAAGATTCCAAAAGAATATTTAATTGTTGGTCAAGATAAGATAGTTGCTCCTTTCCCTCTAGAAAATACCACCACACAAGATGATGGAGTTATTATTCAAACAAGTAACGGAGATTATATTATATTTGACTTTGGCGATGAATAAATTTAATGAAAAAAACAAATAAATAGTGATTTTGATAAAATAGAGTACTATTTATTATAGAAATCTATTCTTACTTAAGCGAGGAGAACAAAAGAATGCCAGCAAAAAAATTTCGTTTCGTATCACCAGGAGTACAGGTAAAAGAAATTGACAAGTCACAATTACCACAACTACCAACAGCAATTGGTCCAGTAGTAATTGGTAGAACTTTACGTGGACCAGGTATGGTTCCTGTAACTGTAAATAGTTACGAACAGTTTGTAGAAAAATTTGGAGCACCAGATAGAGGTGCTGGCTCAAGTGATGTTTGGAGAAACGGAAATACTACTGCTCCATTGTATGCCTCATATGCAGCAGAAGCATACTTAAAAAATTCTTCTCCTCTTACAATGGTAAGATTATTAGGAACTCAACATCCTAACGCCGTAGATGCAGG